TGTGGCGCTGTTGATGGCGCTCGGCCTGGCGATTGCCACCGAAGACCATGCGTCCGTCTATGAAACGCGCGGACTCATGATGCTGGGCTGATGGTCCTGCATCTCGTGCCGATGGTTGAATCTGAAACAGGAGAATTGCCTATGACACGTGTTCATGTGACCGGCGGGTATTTGAACGTCGAGGGCGCCGGGGCCGAAGGTCCCGTCGATCCAGGCTTCGGCGGCGGTATTGGCGCCGGTCATCCCGACAACAGCCTGCCACCCGGTATCCCGCCGATCGGCGTGACGCTGCCCGAGCCGCCGCCCGGTATCTGGCCGCCGCCTTCGTTCTCCCGCCCGATTGTTCCCGTCGGCCCAGATAACACACTGCCGGTCGCGCCGGGGACGATCTGGCCCACACCGGGCAGACCGGCCCGGCCCGACAATTCCCTTCCAGGCGGGTCCGGTGGCCAGATCGACAATAGCCTGCCATCGCAAACGTTCTGGGTGGTCTGCGGTATTCCGGGCGTGGGCTGGCGGTATATCGCCGTCGACCCGTCGCTATCAGCCGGCACGCCGCTGCCACCGCACGCGCAACCGAAGTGAACCGGAGGATGGTAGCGTGGCAGTCCGCGACACCATCCGTCGACTTGCCTTCAACGGTGGCGCGATGATGCGTCACCGTTACGGCCAGTTTATGGGCACACCCCGCGAGCCAAAGCTGACGCCGACGATCGCGAAAGACACCAGCGGCCCGACCTCGACCCTTGGGGGCCTGGGGTGGCCGCAGCCGATGCTGTATGCCGCGCTCGGCGGCTACGCCAGCAACACCGGCGTTCCTGTTACACCGTTCACCGCCTTGCAATCCGCCGCGCTCTACGGGTGCGTGCGCACCGTATCGCAAGACATCGCGATGCTGGATCCGTTCGTGCGCCGTCGCCTGCCCGGCGCCAAATGGAAGATTGAGGCACGCCACCCGCTCAACAAGCTGTTCGCCGCGCCGAACCGCTGGCAGACGTGGTTCGAGTTCATGAGCTACGCCGTGTCATCGCTCTGCCTGCGCGGCAACGCGTTCGTGGTGGTGGATCGCGACAACGACGGCAACCCAGTCGAGCTTGTGCCGATCGCGCCCGACCGTTGCACCATGATGCTCACCGACGACGGCGAGCTTTGGTATCGCATCAACTCGCGTCGCCTCGGCTACGGGCTGGTGATCCCGCCGGACGACATGATCCACATTAAGAACATTTCGATGGACGGCTACGTGGGCGTGTCGCCGATCGCGCTGGCGCAGGATGTGATCGGTCTCGCGCTCGCGACGCAGCAACACGGCGGCATCCTGTTCCGCCAGGGTGGCCAGATCGGTGGCGTGATTCAGCATCCGGGGCAATTGAGCAAAGAGGCATCTGACCGTATCGCCGGGTCCTGGCGCGATACGCACGCGGGTGTGCAGAACGCGCACAAGGTCGCGGTCCTGGAAGAGGGCATGAAGTTCGAAAAAATCGCGATGACGAATGAGGACTCGCAATTCCTCGAAACGCGACGCTTCCAGGTGGTCGATATTTGCCGGATTTACGGGGTGCCACCGCATCGCCTGGGCGAACTCGACAAGGCGACGCTCAACAACATCGAGCAACAAAACCAGCAATATACCGACAGCGCGCTGAAACCGGTTGCGCGCTCGATCGAGCAACTGTTCGACCGTCATCTGTTGTTTGAGGACGAACGCCTGACCTTGCAGTGCAAATTCAGCTTTGACGACATGACGCGCGGTCCGCTGTTGGATCGGTATCAGGCTTACCAGATCGGCACGCTCAACGGCTGGCTGTCCCGCAACGAAGTCCGCGCCCGGGAGAACCTCGACCCGATCGATGACGGGACCGGCGATGATTACCGCGTGCCGCTCAACACCGGCGATCCGACCGCAGCCCAGACCATCGGCCAGCAGGCCGGGCCGAAGGTGCCCGCAGGGGGAGAGGACGACGATGCAGATCGTTAGCGCGACACGGTTCAAGCTGTTCAACCGCAACCGCAAAACGGTCACCGCGCCGCTCGGGGTTTACAAGCAGATCATCGCGCCGGTCGACACGATCGAAAGCGACAAGCGCGCGCTGCGGTTCACCATCTCCACCGCCTCGGTGGATCGCGAGCAAGACACGATCGCCGTCAACGGCTGGGACCTCGCCAACTACCGCAAGAACCCCGTTGTGTTGTGGGGCCACGATAGCTGGCGCCTGCCGATCGGACGCGGGTTCGATGTCGCGGTGGAAGGGGGCGCGCTGAAGGCGTCGGTCGAGTTTGTGCCGGAAGATTTGCCGGAAGGCGGCGCGTTCGCCGAGTCCGTCTATCGCCTCGCACGGAGCGGGTTCATCGCCGCGACCTCGGTCGGCTTCCGCCCGCTCAAGTGGACCTTCACATCCGACAAGGATCGCGGCGCAGACGACTGGTTCCCCGGCATCGATTTCGAGGAACAAGAGCTGGTCGAGCTATCGATCGTCACCGTTCCCGCCAATCCCGAAGCGCTCGCCGACACGCCACTGCCCGGCGAGGGCACCGCGATTGCCACACCGAACCCGACAAGCGGTGAAGAACTCACGAGCCTGTCCGCCGACTGGGCGAACAAGATACAGGCGGAACTAGCCGCGAAACTGATCAATGAAGAACAAACAAGAGCCCGAGCACGCCGCCGACGCGTGTTCCAACTCGCCTTGGCAACTGCGGACTGATCCGCGCGCCACTCAACATCAATTCAAAGGAACAAGGTTATGGCCACGTTGTCGGAAAAGCTGCGCAACCTGAAGCGCGAGAAGAAGTTGATTGCGGACAAGATGGGTGCGCTGGTCGCCAAGGAGGATGACGACACGCCGTTGACCAGCGAAGAGTCGACGACGTTCGATGAACTCGCCGCCGCGCTGGCCGCGATCGATCAGCGCCTGCAACGCGTCGCCGCGGCAATGGCGGCCGCCGCAGAGGGCGCGCAGGACGCGGACGATACCGACCCGGACGCGGACCCGGATGACGACAAGAGTTTGCACCGCCAACGCCGGAGCTGGCGCATTCCCGCGACCACGAAGCGCGACCCTGACGCCGGACTGAAGGACAAGCGGGGCGTCAAGGCCGCGCGCTACGTGCTGGGCCTCATGCACGCCAGTTTCCACAGAGTCTCGCTGGAGAAGGCCGCGGAGTTCGTTTCCAATCGCTTCGGTGATGACGTGGTGGCTCGCGCGCTCAATGCCGGTGTGACCGGCGAAGGCGGCGCGCTGATCCCGCAGGACTTCATGGCTGACCTGATCGAGTTGCTCCGCGCGATGACCGCCGTGCGCGGTGCCGGCGCGATGGAGGTCGGAATGCCAATGGGCAACCTGACCATTCCACGCCTCGCGGGCGGTGCGACCGCCGCCTATCAGAATGAGCTTGACGACATCGGCATATCGCAAGAGCGGTTCGACGATGTGAACCTCGTGGCCAAGAAGCTGACCGCGATGGTGCCGGTGTCAAACGACCTGATCCGCCGCGCGCCGATCGGCGTCGAGGAAGTGGTGCGCGATGATCTGGTGCAGACCTTGGCCCGCCGCGAGGACCTTGCCTTCCTGCGCGGCGACGGCACCGACAAAGGTCCGGTCGGGATGCGCAGTCTGTGTCTGCCGGCAAACAAAATTACGGTAACCGCGATGCCCGCGACGCCGGGGCCGGGGGACCAACTGACCGCGATCCTGGCCGGGGCCTCGGCCGCGATCCTCGCCCTGCAGAACGGCATGAGCCGGATGATCCGCCCCAACTGGATCATGGCGCCGACGATCGCCCGGTTCATCAGCACGGCCAGGGATCAGGTCGGCGGGTTCTACTTCAAGGAGGAAATGGCGCGGGGCATGTTCGAAGGCTATCCGGTCCGCCTGACGCAACAAATCCCGACCAACTTGGTGATGGCGAGCTACACCAAGGCGAGCGAAATCTACTTCGTGGACATGGCCGATTTTATCATTGCCGATACGTATAATGTTGTGGTCGATGCGTCCGACGTCGCGGCCTACAACGACGGGACCGGCATGGTGTCGACCTTCCAGCGCGACCAATCGCTGTTCCGCGTCATCGCCGAGCACGACGTGAATATGCGGCACCTTCAGTCGCTGGTGGTGCTGTTGACGCAGGACTGGGGCTTCAGCGGCGTTCCTGGGGCGCCTGGGGCGCCTTACTCGACGCAGCCGCTTAACCCCACATGGTCGCAGGCCGCCGCCATCAGGCCCGCTCTGGCGACCGGCGCGAATGCACCGCCGACGCTCAAGGACCCGGCATAACAGGGAGGACGCACGATGTCAGACCATCCCGCAGACCCGAAACCGCGCGCGGACACCGCCCCGACACCGCAACCGCCCGTGTCGTTGGGCGGCTACATGCCCGCCGGGCTGGAATATCCGCCGCGCCGCTGGCCACCCGACCCGCAACACCTCGACATCCCGCAGACCTATGACCCGCGCGTGTCGGTGCAACTCGACCGCATCGCGCGCGATCTTGCGTCAGGCCAGCCCGGTCTCGCGGCGCGTGAGGACGCGGAAACCGGGACACCCCCCGTGCCGAGCGCCACCGTCGAGGGCATCCCGCCACGCGAAACCCCGGTGACCTTCAACACGCAATTCGCCAGCTACTATGCCGGCGAGACTGCGGCCTTCACGCCCGACGAAGCGGAGCGGCTCGCCGACCTGGGCGTGACTACCGAAGGTGGTGGGGGCGGACCTGCAACAGCTCCGCCGGTCAACGTTGACGTGCCGCACGTGTCGCAAACGGGCGACACGCTCAACTGCACTATGGGGAACTGGGAGGGCACACCGACCAGCTATGCCTACCAGTGGCAGCTTGACGGTGTGGACGTTGGCACCGATGCCAACACCTACACCGTCACGGCGGGCGAGGCCGGTCAAACCGCGACCTGCATCGTCACCGCGACCAACGACCTGGGGTCGACCACCGCGCCCGCGTCTAATGGCGTGGTGGTCGAGGCGCCGCCGTGAGCGACGACTTCAGCACGGTGCCCGGCGTGATGGTGCAAATGCGAACCATGCGCCGGTTTGCCCACTACACGGTGGGCGAGATTATCGCCGTACCGATGGACGCGGCACAGGACCTCGCCACCAAGCGCCTCGCACAACCGCTGGCGATCATGGTGCCGGCGAAGGTCGAGGCGTCAGCAGAGTCCAAGGCGGATGCGGCGGTTCGCCGCCCGGCCGAGTTGGTGCGCAAATAGCCGATGTATGCCGCGCTGCGTGTCATCACCGCGCCGGCCAGTGAACCGGTGACGCTCGATCAGGCGAAGCGTCATTGCCGGATCGATAACGACTATGACGATGACCTTGTGGCGATGTATCTGACCAGCGCGCGGATGTGGGCGGAAACGTTCCTCAACCGCGCGCTGTTCACCCAGCACCTACAATACAACATCACATGGTCGCCGCCGCCGACGGCCACGCCGCTGGTGCCGCAGTCGCTGATCGTGTTCCCGCTCAACTGGCCTCCCCTGGTGAAACGACCGATCGAGTTGCCGCGTCCGCCGACCGTATCGGTTGAGGGCATCACCTGGGGGCCGATCGATGACATGCAGGCGGCGGACCCGGACGATTACGACACGAACCTACTGGTCGAGCCGGGCTATATCGCGGTCAAGCCGCAACTCCTGCCGCGCATCCCGCAACAGTCCATGTCGATCAACTATACCTCGGGCTACAGCGACGCGGACCCGACCGCGATCCCGACGCCGATTCTCCACGGCATCCTGCTGTTGACCGCGTTCCTTTACGAACAGCGCGGCGATGCCGGGGGCGAAATGCCGCCCGCCGCGCGCAATCTCATGCAGCCGTGGCGACTCTGGACGTTCGCTGGATAGGAGCCGCGCCAATGTCGCCGTTGATGCTCATCCTGGTCGTTGTATTGGTGCTGGTGCTGTTCGGCGGCGGCTACGGCTACCGCAGCGGCTGGCATTCCAGCCCCTACTATGGTCCCGGCTTTGGTATTGTCGGCATCTTGGTCGTGGTCCTGCTCGTGCTGTTGCTCACGGGCCGCCTGTGAGACCCGCCGCGCCGGCCTTCCGGCAGGGGCTACGCGGCGCCGGGGCGCGGGCCGGCTGAAACCATGCCTGACAATCCCTCGGGCGCCTTGGCGGCCTCTACCGGCGTCGGATCGCTCCGCTGGCTGGTGACGCTGTATCGCCGCGACCAAGCGCCGGCCGATGACATGGCGTTGCAGGAAACGCTGGTTCCGATCGCCACCGTCCACGCCGACATTCAACCGACCTATGCCAGCACGTTCTACCAATCGACGCAGGTCGATACGCCGGTTACGCACATGATCAACATCCGGTGGCAGGACTACCCCGTCACAATCGACGTGGTGGTGCGCTCAACGCGGCGCCCGGACACTGGCGGGTTGCGCAGTGAACTATTCCGCGTGCGCCGCACGAAAGAGGTCGGCGGGCGCAAGCGGTTCCTGCAAATGGAATGTGAGCTTGAGCATAGCAGGTTCACACCGGATGACAGCGACGCAACGCGCAATGGACTGCTGACGGAGCCTTACAGCGGTAACATCACAACGTGGGACTCGACCCGCGACGCGCCGCCGCCGATCAGCGGCACGCTGTGGGACCTAGGAACCCCACCGCCGCCGTGAGCGATCTCAAGATGACGGTCACCAACTGGGGCGAGATCAAGCTCGATAAGCGCGAGCTACAGAAGCTGATGCGCGCCGCTGGCAATGACATCAAGAACAAGGCCGGGCGCCTGATCAATCAGAGCCAGGGCGGCGGTCGGCAATACGGCAGCCACCGCGCGTCCGCGCCGGGCCAGGCACCGACCCGCGTATCGGGCGATCTGCGGTCCTCGCTCAAGACGTTTGTTTTCAAGTCGGGGGAGGGCTTCGCGGTCCGCGCGCGGCAATTCTATGCGCTGTTTCTCGAGGTCGGCGCCAAGGGTGGCGGCAACCCCGGATCGCGCGCGGTCAAGCCGATCAATCGCCGCACCGGCCGGCGGATGCGCGCCAAGGGCGTCTATACGCGCCGCGTGCTTGAGCCGCGTCCGTTCCTCGATCGCGTCATGGCGGAACAGGCCGGTGAGCTCGACCGCCGCGTGCGCAAGGCAGTCGATCAGTCGTTGACTTGGAAAGAAACCAAGGCGCCGTGATCGTCGAGACGTTTATTGCCCAGCTACGCGCCAATGCACCGTTATTCGCCGGCCGCGTCGCGGGGGCGGCCGAGTTCTATGCAGGGCTGAAGAACTACAACACGTCGCTCGCGTTGCCCGCCGCCTACGTCCTCCCGCTCGGCCAGGACGCGGACGCTAACCCGGTGATGAACGGCTTGATCCAGATCGTTCATAAGAGCGTCGGCGTAGCGGTCGAGCTTGACGCGCAGACCGACCGGCGCGGACAGGCGCCCGTGATGCAGTTCGACGTGATCGAGGCGCAGATATTCGCTTCGGTGCTCAACCTGTTCATCACCGACGCGGCCGGGTGCCAGCGCATGACGCGGGGCGTCTCTTTCCAAGGCGCGCGCTATCTCGACCTCGATCGCGCGCGGCTGTTCTACCAGTGGGAATTCGGCCTCGATTGGCAGATCAGCGATGCCGATGGTGTGCAGACGCCATCGATCCCGCTCGCCGCGATCGAGGTGGACATCTTCAAAGCGCCCGTCGCACCGGGCGATGTGCCGCCGGCTGTCGTGCTGATCCCGACCGGCGATCCGCCCTAT